TAATCACACAGGTCGTTGGACAGAACATTATAGTAGATCCAGAGAAGGAAAGAGAGATCGTTGCAGGTTGGTACTGCACAGAGGACGGGCGAACAACTTCCATTGCTCACTGGTTAGAGGAAGGTGACTTCCGTTCAAATGGTGGAGTGATGAACCACGAGACCATCGAAACCATGAGTAAGAGAAAGAAGCCGTTCACTTGTGATTACACAGGATTCGGTTGGGTGCTCATCAAAAATGGAGTGTTCGAGCACACTGAGATGAAGTATCCTTGGTTTGCTCCAAAGATGCAAGTCTTTGAGTCTGGAGAGGTACAAGACATGTGTGGAGAGGATGTTTCGTTCTGCCTTGATGCAATCGAAGCAGGTTTCGAAATCTGGTGCGACCCACTTATTCGAGTCGGGCACGAGAAAACAAGAGTCATCTAGGAGGACGCTATGCACGATCAGAATTCAATCGACCAATCTGAGACATCTTCTCAGAAGTATCAGAGAGCATTAGACTTATTTACGGAGTCGGTGCTGAAACCTGATCACAATCTTCGAGGTTGTGCCCACAATCAAGGTTGTTATGATCAGTTGATGGAGATCAGAGAGCATGTTCTCGAATACCTTAAGACTCTCAAGGAGGTCACACATCATACAAATGCTGATGAAAGTGATGAAATCGAGACAGCAAAGTTAATCGAAGCAAAAGATAAGATTGCAATGGAGTCAAAACCATTTACAAAGTGGAGGTAAAAAAATCCCTCGTTAAAGTTAAAAAATCGTCGTTAAAGTTTTAGGAGTATTAAATTATGGCAATGAGATTCAGTATGGGTGATTCATTAATTGAAACCCGTCCCAAGAAGACAAGACAAGGAAAAGGAAAGCATAGTAAGTACTCTGCTACGAGTCGCAATGGGGCAAAGAAGAGATATAGAGGGCAAGGCAAGTGAATTGCTGGCACTGTGGCACTGAGTTGATCTGGGGTGCCGATTTCGATATGGAAGATGTAAACGATGGAGAGGAGTCAGAATATGATTTCTACTCCACTTTTACTTGTCCAAAATGTCAATCATACGTTGAAGTTTATCATCATAGTTAAATGGCTTGTTTAATTGCAAATTTACCCTCCTACGAGGTATGGGTAAGAAAAGAATATCTAACCGACCATAAGAGTGGTCATGGTGAGTTTGTAAAAGGAGTATGGGTATCTGCAAAGAGTATACCTGGTCGTGCTTTCTATTTCGAGACTTATCTACCAGAGTATGCTGCAATGTTTGATAAATTACCGATCTCTGCATTCACAACCGACCCAGAGACACCCAAACCTGATATGACCTTACATAATCTCCAGTTCTGGAATTGTATGGACTATGGAGTCGTTGCGGTACAGAAGCAGTTTATTGGTTCAATGCACTATGAAGTGCTTACAAGAGACTATGGAGCACAAACAGGCACATATATTTGTACATTAGATAACTATCATCAAGATGTAGATGCCATAGACTACTCTACAAGTGAACAACCTGCTGAACATAAGAGTCATAATCTCTTAGAATTAGACAATGGACAGTTTTGTCTCTATCCAAACAACAGAATGAGGATATATGATAATAGTATCACTCCTGAGACACCTAAGAATCCTGATTTTAAAGTATCAACTGTGTATTATCAGGTAGAGAATGGTCATGATCGTGACGGATTAGGTTCAGAAGAGAATTATTTCTGGAAAACTGCCAAAGAACGCAAAGAGGATCCCGAATTGGGATAAATAAAACCAATACGGAGGATAAAATGGTCATTAAAATGGACAAATCGCAAGAATTCATCAAAAGTGGTAAAAAACTGATTAGTGAGTACGATGCTGATGCTTATTATGAGGAAAAAGAAGAGAAAAAACCTGAATTTTTGAAAGAAGACTAATAAATAAACATAATATTAAAAAACCCTTATAGATATATTAGGAAAAATATATCAAAATGAATGGTAGTTAAAATTTCTCGTGCATTTAAGGACATTAGTTTGTCATTTACGAAGCATCCTGTCACAAATGATGTGACTGTGCTGAAGAATGAAGATGCAATCAAGAAATCAGTCGTCAATTTATGCCGAACACGCATAAATGAGAGATTTTTTAACGAACTATTGGGTACATCAATCGAAGATTCGTTGTTTGAAACAAATTTAGATGACATTTCATCATTTATCGAAAGAGAAATCACTGTTTTACTTAAAAACTATGAACCAAGAATAACACTTACTAATGTTATTGTTGAATCTTTAGTTGATTCATACGAATTACAGATAAGAGTTGAGTATGAAATTACAGGATTACCATTTCCGACACAAAATATCGAATTTTTACTTCAACCGACTAGGATATAATGTCATTTACACAGTTTACCAACCTCGATTTTAATACTTTAAGAGCACAAATCAAAGATTACTTGAGATCAAACTCAAATTTCTCTGATTTTGACTTTGAAGGATCTAACTTTTCTATATTAATTGACACTCTTGCGTATAACTCTTATATAACTGCCTACAATACGAACATGGCTGTTAATGAATCCTTCATTGATAGTGCAACTTTACGTGAAAATGTCGTATCATTAGCAAGAAACATTGGTTATGTACCAAGATCAAAGAAATCAGCAGTTGCAACAGTCAGTTTTAATGTTGATGTATCATCAATAAGTGCACAACAAGTTAAATTAAATGCAGGTTTAGTCGCATTAGGATCTGTACAAGGTGGAAACTATACATTTTCAATACCAGAAGACATTACAGTGACTCCGACTAGTGATGGACTTGCATCTTTTAATAATATTTCAATCTATGAGGGTAATTATCTAACTAAAACCTTTGTTGTGGACAGTTCACAAACAAATCAAAGGTATATTTTACCTAATGCAAATATCGATACCTCTTCAATTCGTGTTGAAGTAAGTGATTCTAGTGGTATTTTGACATATAACGCATATACTAACATATTTGATGTCAATTCAGAGTCTCGATTATTCTTAGTTCAAGAGGTAGATGATGAAAAATACCAAATTATGTTTGGTGATAATGTTTTAGGTAAAAAACCAGCAAACGGTGCAGTAATCACAGTCACTTATATCGTTACAAATGGGAATGATGGTAATAATGCTGCTAATTTTACGTTTTCTGGAAGATTAACATACATTTCTGGTGGAGTGGATGTTGATATTACAAGTAACACATCCCTTCTAACGACTATGCAGTCGTCTGAAAACGGTGATTCGATAGAATCTATAGACAATATCAAATATCTTGCTCCAAGAGTCTATGCATCACAGTATAGAGCAGTCACACCTAATGATTATAAGAGTTTGATACCTTTTTTATATCCAAATATTGACTCTGTAAGTGCTTACGGTGGAGAAGAACTGGATCCACCTGAATTTGGAAAGGTTTATATTACTGTTAAACCAAAAAATGGTGAATTTTTGTCTGCAGTAGCAAAGGATTCAATTAAAAATGACTTAAAGAGATATACAGTAGCTGGAATTAAGCAAGAATTTTTAGATTTGATGTATTTGTATGTTGAATTTGACTCAACTGTGTCATATGACTCAGGATTTGTTGCTGATAAGTTGAATTTACAAACAAGAATACTATCTGCAATTGAAACTTACTCAAAATCATCAGATATTAACTCTTTTGGTGGAAGATTGAAGTATAGTAAATTACTTTCTCAAATTGATAGGGTTGATACTGGAATAACCTCAAATATTACGACTCTTATAATAAGAAGGAATATGGTTCCCTCCTACAATTCGATTGCAACCTATGAAGTTTGTTACGGAAACAAGTTTCATGCTGATTTAGAAGGATTTAATGTTCGTTCTTCTGCATTTAAACTTGAAGGGGTTGATGGAGATGTATATTTGACAGATTTTCCAAATAATGATCAACTTACAGGAGTTGTTAAGTTCTTTACTATTGTTAATGGTGTAATTACATATATTAACAACAATGCAGGCACTGTAAACTATACAAAAGGTGAAGTAATACTATTTCCAGTGACTATTACATCATCAACATTATCAAATCGAGTTGAAATTGAAGTTACTCCAGAATCCAATGATATCGTGGCAAAAGAGAACCTTTATATTGTGCTAGATACTACAGGAAATAGTAAATTAAACCTATTAGAGGACGTTATTGTTTCTGGATCTAATGTATCAGGAACAAATTACACACCGCCATCTAGTTTCATTAGTAATAAAAAATATACAAGATAACTGATGTCTGATAAAAAAGTAAAAATTTCAAATATTCTTGGTAGTCAAATACCAGATTTTATACAAGCAGATAATCCACTTTTTAAAGAGTTTTTAACTCAATACTATGAATCTGAGGAGCGTGAGTATGGAACAACATACTTAGCTGATCATATTTCATCCTTTAAGAAAATATCAACTGTTGCTGATATTTCTTTAGTTGAAAAGCAAACGGTTAATGCACCAAATAGTGCAACTCCAGAGTCACCAGTTTTAATATCTTCTTTTTTATACGCATATGATGATGTAATCAGTGTAAATCAGACAACTGGATTTCCAGATTCATATGGATTATTAAAAATTGATAATGAGATTATCACATATACTGGAAAAACTGAAACTTCTTTCACTGGATGTATTCGTGGATTTAGTGGTATATCTGAAATTGAAACTGCTGGTAATCCTGAGTTTTTGACATTTAGTGATACGAATGCTTCAGCACATGTTGTAAATTCATCAGTAATAAACTTAAGTTTTCTGTTTGTAACTGAATTTTATAAAAAGTTTAGAAAAAACTTTTTACCTGGTTTAGAAGGAAGAAGTTTTTATTATGGATTGAATGTTGAAAATATATTATCAAGAGCAAGAGACTTTTATAGTTCAAAAGGAACCGACACATCATTACAAATACTTTTTCAAGTATTATATGGAGAGCAAGTTGAAATTATTTC